GCCGAGCTAATCGTTTACGTTGTAGTTATGCTCCAAACATTTAAAAAGAGCGAATCATTTTGAAAGAAATGTAAAAGGTTAATTTTTAATTGTCATCCTAAAAAGTTTAGGATTAATATTTTTATTGCGAGGTGTTAATTTTAAGATTTATTGAAAAACACACTTTTTGGAAGGTATATTATGTAGTGTTTTCTAAGAAAGTGTCTTAGAACTCACCTATGAAAGCCGTTTTTTTTAAATCTTTTCAAATTCAACAATAACAATCTCACGATCGTTAATATCATATTCCGGTACTCCGGTCATTCCGGGACCAGGTCTTTTTATGCCGTTCGGATAGGTAAACATCCCGTCTTCGTCTGCACGTTGTTGATGCATAATTCTACTCTGCAATCGCGTGCGGTCGTCTAAAGTTGAGATTAATACTTTGATTGTTTTATATCCGATTTTTTTAATTTTGCCTTCTGATTTTTTTACGCCGGCTAAAAATCCTTCGGTTTGTACACGGTGACTTTCGGTCCTTACAATTCTCAAAGCATTGTTGGTTAATCCTTCAACTCTATTTTTTACAGCACGTGCGGTTTTTGAATAACCTCTGCCTTGTATCAATCCTTGAGCTATTTCGCTGTTAATCTGCCTTAGGGCTTTTTCGTGATGAAGTTTTAATCTGCCGAGCCACGTAACTCGGTCTAAAGGGTTTTCCAAAGCTGCCAATATCGTTTCACGTGAGGGCAACATAAAATCAAAACCAGTGCTAAATACTTTTTCAAACGAATCACCAACTCCCAGAAAGTTAAGAGTGAATGTACTTTTCAAAGCTTCGTTAATGAGTCTGCCGGTTTGTTTATATATGCTGAGCATCTCCGATTGTATTTCCTTCTCAATCATACCTAATCTGTTATATTTTGCCATTGTTGAAAAGTCAACATCATCTCCATATCTTAGGTACATATCAGATAATTTCTTACGAATATAATCCAGTACTTCTTGATAGAAAGCAATTAGTTTTTTTTCTTCGACTGTTAATAAGCTTTTATTTCGTTTATTAAGAGCTTCGAGAAGTTTTCTTATTTTTTTATTTAATTCTTTTACGTCGGTCATTTTATTCTATTGCAGATTAAAAGAACTTGATTCCTGTTCAAGTCTCTTTTGTACTTCCTCAACGTTATCAACCCAAGGATGATGTTCGAGTATTGTTTTGTCATCAACAATGCCCTTGCTCATTTGTGCCATCTGAACTTGTTCCAATTCATTAACCAGTATTGACTTATTGAATATGGCTTTTATCTCGTCAGGATTGTAATCTATACGTTTTTTGATGCTTAAATATTTTGTAATGAACCAAGCCAACTCGTTAAGTGATTGCTGCATTTCCGTAATCAGAAGATTAGATTTTAGATCAAGTCCGGCATAAAAATATTTTAAGGCTATTCCGGAGGGACTAATTCCGAATTTATCGATCTTCGGATTAACACCCATTCCGAACACATATATATTATCTTCAATTCTATCAAGATGTGAATCGTGTGCTTCCTTCGGCAGATCGGTACTCTTTGTATCAACGGATCCTTCCTTATCTACCGCGATTGCATTATAGCTGTTAAGATTTTTAACAAACTCGGCAAGCGAAGTACCTTTATATCCTCGAAGTATCCAAATTGCCTTGGCGATGTCTTGCAGTTTATTTGAAAAATCACTGACATTATAATCGTAATTGTCTATCAATGTTTTTACAAGCTGTAAATCCGTCATTGATTCTTCATTGTTTTTTAGTGCGATAAACGGAACACGTCCCCAGCTCTGTGGTATTTTGTTATCAGGAGTTAAAGTATTATAAGCCACCCAGTGCGATTTTGGATTTTCTTCTTTATCCGGGTCGGGAACAATTATGCCGTCTTCATTTTCGGCAAAGAATAGAACTTGTTTGTTATCCCAAATTTCCACTTTGTACAACCATTTTGTTTGAGCCGTTACACTATCTTTTTTGGCAATTTTATAATAACGGATAATTCCGATTAGATTCTTTTGGAACTGGGTGTCGTAAACCGGTATTATTTCCGTACCGGGGATATTAACATAATCGAATACACCGGATTCGTTAATGTAAATGTGCAAATAGTCAACACCTCTATTGCTTGCATTTGTAATCCATTTACGCGCCATTTTGTTGAATGAGTGTCCGAGCAAGTCCGTAATTTCCGACTGCAATTTTTGATTTTCCGCAGTAACAACAATCGGTTTACCGGCAATATAACTTACTTTTTGATCAACCAAAATTTTATGATAAGCATGAATAATTTTATTGTTCGCCGCATTCTTATTTATCATTTTTTCGTTATTGATATAAAAAACTTGGAAGTCCATATCAAGAATATCGTTTTTTATTTTGTAATACTTGATGCCTTCAGTCATCGCCTTTTTTTCATCGGTACTTTCGTCATCGGTTATAATTTCTTTAATCGTTTCGCTTAGATTCATACCTCTTGTTTTTTCAAGCTGAAAATTAATCATATCATTTTGTGTTAAATACATTTTATCACCTTTTTAATGGTTGTTTGTTTTTTTTCTTATTGTTATTTCTAACTAAAAGTTTTTTTATAAATATCGAATAAATTGAATCGAATAAATATGTTAATGCTTCGTGATTATGCGATGATACTTCTATACCGACATTATTCAAAATGCTATAAGATGCGTGGATACATTCGTGAGCAAGCGCCGAATAATCAGAAGTAAGCCAATTGAATCGACGAATCCAAATAAAATAAATATTAAAACCGTCATCACTTGTTAGATGACAAAATTCACCTTGTCTATGTTCATCTTTCTCTTGGTCCAGATTATATTTCTTTTCCAAATGTTTTTGATAATCTTTATGACTGCCAATAAATAAAAAAATATTAGCATTATAAATTTTACAATAATATTTATAAAGACCGTTTAGTTTGTTTTTCATTATGTTAAAAATCTAATTGTGGGTGCTCCGTCTATATATTTTTCAAGTGAATATCGTAAAGCATCCAGAATGTGGTTATAATCGTCAATTGGTTTATTAATCATTATGCCGTTTCTCGTCGACCAGGAATAGTTCTCTAATTCGAATAATGTATTGACGCATTTTGGATGAACAATAATGTAAAATTGCTGTATGAACTGAATACCGTTCAAAATACTGTCTTTTCCTTTTCTTGCTCCGGTTATTCCTGTTATGCCATATCCTTCTATTTCGTCGATGCTTTTCGGCTCAGAACTGTCGGCAACTATTTCTTCTTTGGAATATCCTTTTAATTTTATCATATCCGCGATATCGTTATTCTTCATTCCTCTTTTGTAGAATTCATCGAATATCCAAATTGTTTTACTTCCAACATCAACCAAGGAAGCTATAAAAGCCGAAGGATCAACAGTATAACCAAAGTCCAAACCGAATGCTGATTCAATTTTCGGATGTGTTTTAATTATCTCGTCTTTATCAAATTCCTTTTCAACCCAGTTGTCATAAACAAGACCTTCCGCCACTCCCCAGTTGCCCAAACACTCAACGCTATATCTGCGCGGATTATTAATTTTCATCTTCTCAAATAAAGCTCTATCATCTGCTCCCAAAAATTCATTTACTTTGTATGATGTTGTAAGGACAAAAGTATCTCTGTCCGGGTTATCAAAGAATCTTGCTTTAATCCAGTGTTTATCGTTCCAAGGGTTAAGCGTGCCGGTTATTTGTTTGAAAAGACCGTCCGGCAATTTTCCTCTTATTGACATATCCACCATGTTAAAATCTTGCTCATTTTTAATTTGATAAAATTCCTCAAACCACACCCAACATAAATAACCGGTTTCAACGGTTATTGAACTGATTGACATCGGATCGTCTAATCCCCGAAACATAATCTTTTGTCCTGTTGGATTGTAAATTATTTCCAATGGACTTATATGTACGCTCCAATATTGACTTACTCCAAGTCTGTTTATTGCCCATTTTAACTGTGCAAATGTTGAGTCCTTATTGTCTTTGTATATTTTTCTAATTACCAAAAGATTAGAAGCCGAGTATTTCATTATGTGATAAATAAACCATAATGATGACGTCGTGGATTTTTTTGAGCCACGACCACCCTTAACAATTCTATATCTTTTTTTTGTTTCCCAAAATTCTTTATATCCTTTGCCAATAATTTTTTGTAGAGATAATTTCGACATCACTCCTTCAAGTCCTCAACAAAGACGATTCTGTTTTCAACACTTCCGGTATGCTCAACTTGCTCAACATATAGTCCTTGAATTTTGTCACGGTCTTGTGCTATTTTTAAGGCAAGGTTATAATCCTTTTTTGACTTTGCCGATCTGAAAAGAAATTCTCTGTCTCTTATTGCTTTTCGATAAGCCTGTTCAATTCCTTTTTCTGCTTTCTTTCGTCCGATTTTACGAAACTCACGCTTTGCCTCTGAAATATATATCTGTGCCGATCGTTCGCTTATTCCGAATTGCTTCATCACCGTTTCAGTTAATTCTTTGTTCCTTTTTAGCTGCAAATAATCATCATTCTCAAGCAACAGCATTAATATCGAATTAACTCTCGCCCAAATAATGTCTGTATGTTTATCTTTCGTTTTCGGCATAATATTTATTTTGTATTTTCAAATAGTTTTTCAAAATTATAATTTCTGTTTAAACATTTTATTTCTTTTCCCGGATATATTTCGTGATACCTCTTAAGAATTACATCAACATAAATCGGGTCAATTTCTATTCCGTAACAAATGCGATTTGTTTGTTCGCAAGCAATTAGAGTTGTGCCGGAACCAAAGAAAGGTTCATAAATTATGTTATTTATTTTCGAATGATTTTTAACCCCATAAATCCACATTTCTATTGGTTTCATTGTCGGATGTTCTCGCGATGCCTTAGGACGTTTAAATTCCCATACGGTAGTTTTTGTCCTATCACCGTTTTTTATACGCTCCCCCTCTTTCCACCCAAATAAAATTGGTTCGTGCTTATAGTGATATTCTGAATGTCCTAAAACCATACTATCCTTATTCCAAACCATTATTTGACGCAACCAACCTCTCGCTTTCCAATCCGCCGCGAAAATTAGATGCAACGGTCCCGGCGGGACCGTTGCCAAAAAGGTAGCCCCATCTCTTGAAGCATAGTCGACTAAATCAAACCATTTTTTAACAGCTTTTGTTAACCCTTCTTCGTCTAAATTATCACTCTTAATTTTTAATTTATCTTTTGTTTTCCCCTCATAATCCACTCCATAAGGCGGATCGGTAAAAACCATATCGGCTTTTTTATCTCCCATCAACTTTTCAACATCTTCTTTCTTCGTGCTGTCGCCGCACATTACCAGGTGTTTGTTGTTAAGCAGAAATATATCACCGGTTTGAGATATCGGTTCTTCGTTTATTTCCGGTACTTCATCAAGCTTCTTTGCTTCTTCTTCGGTTAATTCTCTTTCCGGTATTTTCAGTTCATCAAACCGCAAAGATTTTGTCAGGTCGGGTGTATCAAGTTTAATTTCGTCAATTACAAGTTTTAAATCGCTTGTAAACTCACCGGCAATCATCTGATTATTGGCTGCAATGTTAGCTGCTTTCTCTTTTTTTATATCCCAGTCAACGAACCGCACTTTAAATATTTTACCGTCCGGGGTTATAATTTTGTCTTCTTTAACTTCAAGGTCGCCGTACTT